ATTTCTCAGGATTAAAGTTATGTATGTATTGAACGCAATTTTCGATTCCATCAGAAATCATATCCTCCCGAAACATATAGTTTACAAAATTTGGTTTATATGAAAGGTGTGTTGCAATTTTAAGAAAACACTCACCCAAGTAGTTAGGTATGGGTGGTTTACCCTCCCATGGTCCAGACTTTGGAGGTTCTTTATCAGGATACTTTTTAATAAATTTTTCTCTTGCTATGGCAACTTTTCCTCTGTAAACAATCATTGCTTCTAACAATTCTTTGTTATTTACATAGTGTTCCGTTTTTTTTCTAGGCATGACATAGCATTCCCTTTTTACTAATTGTTTTTATTATATCACAAAACCAAAGGCTTGACAAGGTGACAAAATATGAGTAGAATAACTCTGTCAAGGGTTAAGGGATAAGTTTAGCTTTCTTTATTATTAATATTTTTCTTAAATAATACTTCAAGATACTTTCGAGCATCTTTTACGGAAGAAATATATCCCATTTTAGAAGAAGGTTTTGTATATCCAGTATTACTATAAATTTCTATAGGTTCATCAGCAATAAAATCATTATATATTTGAATTAATCTATCATCTTTACTTTCAGTCATAGTAATTATCTTGTCAGGTTTTATCATAAAGAAATCCTCTTCAGACAATTCAATCCAAGGTTTAACTTTAATATGAGATCCATTAGTATTACTAAACATTTTCATAGTAATAGGATTCTGCAATATTATAATCGGATCATCTCCACTATCATCCACAGATATAAGAGAAAATATTTCTTCTCCTGATACCAATTTTATTATGCTATAAAATTCATCTCCCATTAGTTTTTAATCGGTATGTTGACTATATCATAGTTGAAATTTTCTTCATTGTAAACTTTAATTCTTTCTATTAAATGATTCAAAGTGTAATTTCTTCTAGATTTATAACTAATATCATCGGCAATATCATATAGAGTTGCTCTAGTTTTTTGATTGCCTTTTCTAAGTACCCTCCCTATAGATTGAAGATTACGAATTCTAGATTTAGAAGGAGAAGCGAAAATTACATTGTGTAAATTTTTAATGTTAATTCCAGTTGAGAAGGTGCCGTAAGAGGCAATAATGATTGCATTTTTTTCTTTTTCTGTAATTTCACGAACTTTTTCTCTATCTTCAGTAGCTACTCCACCATGAATAAAGAAAACTTTTCGATTTTCAATGATGTTATTATTATTTATTAAATTGTATAACGGTTCGCCATGACCTTCTACTCTTGCATAAAGAATCAAAGTATTACCTTTTAAATCAAGAGCAAGATTCTTGATAAAGTTATTTCGACGATGATGACCAATGATATATTGAACTTCTTCTTCAAAATTTTCAAATTTATTTGGTGGGTGTTTCAATAGAAGCACATTGATGTCCAGTTTAGCAAGATGCCCTTTCTTCATGAGCTCATCAGTTTTGATGATCTTATAGGAGGGTCCAAACAATCCCTCAAGAACCCACTTATGTGTTTGAGTTCCGTCAAGAGTTCCTGTAAATCCGTAACGATACTTAGCATCAGACAGTTTAGTCATTATAGATATAAGTGACTTTGATTTAAACTGGTGAGCTTCATCCCCAACTACTACAGAGAATCTCTCAAAATACTTTCTGGGGAGTTTGTAAATTGATTGCCAAGTAGTAATAATGACTTGAGAGTCCGTCTCTCTTTCTTTTCCAGCGTATATCTTGTGGCAAAATGAACCTACGTCCCAGCCATAGTCTGCAAAATCTTTATACATCTGTTCTACTAGGGAAGTCGTCGGAACGACTATCAGAGTATTTTTCCCTGTCTCAACAAAATATCTCACAATCGAATATATCATCAGAGACTTTCCCGAAGCAGTTGGGGATATCAACAACTTTCTATTATGTCTTAGAGCGTCGTATACTCCCTCAATTTGGTAATCTCTAGGTTTATGCCTAGAAATAGCTGTCATATAATCTTTAACTCCCTCTTTTGATATATTATCATTAACCTCAAAAGGAGTTCCATAATATTTGTTTGCTAAAAATTCATAAGTATATTCATGATCTTTACAGAATTGAACTACTCTATCTAATAATCCAATATATATTTCTTTAGTATTAATATTAAAAAGTCTTATTTTACCATCCCAAAATTTCTTTTTATATGCAGGTGAAAATTTTGCACCAGGAACTTCAAAAGTAAACTGGTCTGCTAACTCATAATATACATGTTCTTCTGAAGATATTTGAAGATTTACTTCATTTTTCTTTGATATAACCAAATGTGACATAACATAATGTTCATTTGGAAATATTTAGCAACCCTTGTCAAGCTACATGCCTGCTTGGAATCTATTCCATTCTATTGCATTTTTAATTTGAAATGTTCTATTAGAAACATTTTTAATTATATCTTCAAGAAATTTTAATGTAGTATCATAATATCTTATTTTAAGATCTAATTGTGTTAGTTTCTCATCTGCTTCTAGATGCCTTTGTATTGCATCTTTCTCCCTAACCTTATACGGAAATGGTTCTTCGGCATACACCTCTGGTTCTGCCTTTCCTGTATAGTAATTATACCTTTCTAGTTTTACTCTATTATATGAGTCTCTTGCTTTTTCACGCAATAAAGTAATCGTATTATAGACAGTATAATACTTGGAGTGTAATTGAGGAATTTTTAATGATTCATCATGTAGATTATCAGGATCAATAACAGAATCTCTCTGCCACATCTCCTGAATTTTTTCAAGATTCATAAACGAGTACGTCCGTCAGCTGCAACTATATTATACACAGTATACTTGAAAACTACCTCTGCTGTAAAGTAGTTAACATCGGTATCTGATGCTTCGAAATCTAATGACGTTAATCCAATAGGGAATAAATCACTAAATTTTACAATAGCAACATCTCTATAGTTACTATTCAATATATGTAAAGATCCATCACTAAATGCTTCTTCACTATCTCTTATTCCTTGAGAGTTAGTTGTTAAATCTTTATATTCTTTTGTAGTTTCTGGATATCCTAAACCTCTCATCCAATTATGTATTTTCATATAATTTACCATATTCTCATCAACTAAGAATCTTAATGCAAAATCACCATATTGTAACTTATCACCAGGAACATCAATATCTTTTAAGTAACTTGGTTGTATTGCAGTTCCCAATGTAATCTCAGGTATTCTAGCAGAATTAGAAAAAAAAGTTACTTTAGGTTCTTTTGCTAAAGTAAATTTAAATCCAATTGGTGATAGAAAATTTCTATTTTGTATTTGATTAACAAATGCACCTCTAGTTGCCATTATTAACCTCCGTTTCCTCCACCACCAGATCCGTTGCCACCACCATTACCACCACCATTAGCACCACCGTTACTATTGGTGCTGCCACCATTACCATTACCGTTTCCATTACCGTTTCCATTACCGTTTTTCTTTCCGTTCTTACCTTCATCAGGTTCGATATATCCTCCTCTACCTACATGGTATCCTTGAGGAATTTTTTTGCATTTTTTATCAGTATAGCAATAATATTTGCCAGGTGGGCACCTCTTAGTGGCTGCCTCTTCAATAAATTTATCAAATTCTTTCATTAGTCAACAATAATATTAAACCACTGTTCGCTCATACCCATAATAATTTTATCAGCAGATTTTTCATCTTCAGCATATCCATGCTCAATTAAATGTCTTACTATTCTAGCATGACGGTCAAGTGCCTCATGATGTTCTTTTGGAGTAGGTTTCATGTTAATACTACTTTTATTTGTATTTAGACAAAAAAAGAGACTCCCGAAGGAGTCTCTTGAATGAAGGAAATATATCCTTTTTTCTTACATAAGGTTTGTAACCTTAACACGACGATAGTACTTATTGCTATTACGTGCAATAACACCTGGATCATCGAGAGAAGCACCACGGGCGAAGGGATTAGCAACGATTCCGTAACGAGTCTTAAACCCGATTTTTGGCTGGAAGGTGTTCTCACCAACTGCACGAACCATCTGTAGTGGAACGTAAGGGCAGTAGAACAGTCCTGCGTCATAAGGTGAAGAACCTTTATAACCTGCAACGTAGTACTGATTAGCAGCAACGTTTGCAGCATAAGGATCGATGTATACTCTATACTTACCTTGAAGTACACCAGCAAATGTATTGCCTGTGTCATCAACATTAAGATTAGCATTAAGTGCTGGAGTGTAATCTAATACACCTGCCATTGTTAGGGCACTAGCAACGTCTGCAGAGCAGAGGATCATATTACCCTTTCCACGACGAGTTTGCTGTGCGATTGCGTTAGCGTCTCTTTCGATCTGGAAAATAAGTCCCTTGAACTTCTCAACTGACCATCTACCATTTGAGTCGATGTCTAAGTCGAATGTACCACCTGTAGCAACGTTTGCCTGAGCACCAGGAACAGCAACGTTATAGATTGTACGAATAACTTCTCTGTTAATTTCAGCAAGAATCTCAGTAGAAAGAATGTTGGCAAGTTCTGCCTCTGCATTCAATCCATGAATTGCTTTCAAGTCTTGAGCAAGCTCTAATGAGTACTCAGCTTTTAGGGCACGTGACTTTGCAGTAACGGTGACTTTCTCGATTGAGAATGCCATTTCGTTGAACTGGTTGTCAGCTGCATCTCCAAGTGCTTCAGAGTTTGCAGTTGTCATACCCTGACCTACGTTGTAGGTAGTAGCATCAGCAGTAGCAGGGAATGTTCCGTCAAGTGCACCTGGGTTAGTACCCTGTTGGTTAGTTGTACCTAAACCAACTGCTGCTTGAGTCATTCCAGCAGTCTTATTGAATCCTGCTGACTGACCAGAGAATGCTGTATCTGCTTCGTTGTAGAATGCTTCCTCTCCACTTTGTGTGGCGTAACGAGAACGCATTGCGAAGATTAGTCCAGTAGGACCATTCATTGGTTGAACACCAGCAAGGTCATAAGCGACCAAGTTTGGCATTGCTCTTCTGATCAGACTAATAAGTACTGGATCGAAGTTTGATATCCCTGAACCTGTTGAGTTTGTGGGAGCTGCTTCATTAAGGAATTCTTGTTCCTCTTTTAAAATTTTTTCTTGGTTCTCCAGAAGAACTGCGGTAACCATTCTCTTATGAGAATCTGTTATTTTCTCTTGACCATCATGGTCTAGGATGGGTGCCCACTTCTCCTGCAGATGTTCAGCATTGAACGATTGCATTTGATTTACCTTTTAAATTTAGTTTAAAGTTTGATCTTATAATTTTAAAATCACTTTTTCGAAACTCTACCCAGAGTCTGAAGATATGTTTCCATCAAGCCAGTCGGTGCTGCTTGAGGTGCCTCGGTACCTTCAGAAAGATTTTCTGAATGATTTCTAGGAGTGCCAGGATTAGCTGGGAAATATGATTCCCTCAGTGTACCAAGCTTCTCACGGTATGTTTCTTCACTATCAAACTCAACATTTTCGGCAAGAGAAGCAAGTTTTTCCTTTTGGGAAACTGCAAGACCTTCTGACACATCCGCTAGGATTACATCAGCAGTCGATTCTGACAACCTTTTTGTTAGAGCAACATTTTTGTTTATTTGCTCGTTGAGTTTATCTTCCATCTCATCAAGTTTTTCTACCATACTATTAAGTACATCGTATTTGTCTTCAGGGATTGTTACATAATGATCTTCAAATAGACCTCTCATTCCAGTGAGGAATGATTCAGTCATTTCTGTTTTAAGTCCGTGCTCAACTGCGAGTTGATTTTCTTCCAACCACTCTTGAGCAACGTATTCTAGATAAGCATCAGATCTATCTTCGATTTCTTCTTTGATAGATGCAACCTCTTCGGTTAATGCTTGTTCAAACTCTTTTGAGAGTTCTTCTTTTAATTCTGAAACCTTGGACTTAATTGCGGCTTCAAAAATTGTACGTGCTTTATCTTGAAACTCTTCAGAGAGTTCTTCTCCTTCAAGAAGTGCTTTAATGTCTTCTTCAACATCAATACTCTCTTCTTCTATCTGCTCGTCAGCAACAATTTCTTCTTCAGCAACTACTTCTTCAGATGAAGTTTCTTCTTCAGAAACTACTTCATCTGTAGTTACTTCATCTTCGGCAACAATTTCTTGATCGTCTTTCACTTCTGGTTCGTCTCCTTGCTTGAGGGTTCCAGGAGTTGCATTTCCACTAGGAATTGCTTGATCTCCAGGTGTTGCTTTTGCATTAACAACATCTCTGACTTGTTTTAGCGTTTTACCTGGTGTTGCCAACTTGTTAGAGTTGTCATCGGGTTTTGAATTTTGAGGTGTAGGTCCACCTAAATCCTCATAAGTTGCAGGTGTTCCACCTGTTGTCAACTTAGGCATCGGATCACCAGGTGCAGCATTTTTAGTTACTACGTTTTCCATTTCTTGTAAATTGTTACCAACGGACATTTTTAGATATTTTAAAATTTAATCTGTATTTATTTATAGAACTTAAAGATTAGAGAGAAAATCGTTGAATAGATTCAACTTATGTTCTTCTAATTTTCTTTGATCTACAAGAGTATTAATTCTCTTTTGTGTGTTTTGTGCGAGTTGTTCACGAAGAATTCCTCCTTCCCAAACCCACTCTTTTCCTTCCATAATTCCAGATACAAAAGCATCAGGA